AAAAGGTACACAAAGCACGCATATTTAACATTTTCCAACTATGTTTTAACATTTGCTAACACACTTTGGCACGGTTTTTGTTGTGCCACATTTACCGTCATTGTTAACACACTTTAACACATTTAACACACCGTTAACACAGTTAATTTTTTCATAAAAGAAATGTTTCACGTGGAACAGTAAGAGAAGATGTTTCATGTGGAACAAAAGTGAATAATATGTTAAAATAATTTAAATTTAAAATTTTACATTATTTAACAAAAATAATTTGGTGATTTCGTGAAAAAGTCGTATCTTTGCAACGTGATTAAGAAACAAAGTTGAACAATTAAAAATAAAAATTATGGCAAAGTATAAATTTATAGTTAGTGTAGATATAACTAGTTTCAAAGGTAGTAACGTTGCGACAACCGAAACAGTTACATTATCAAATTATGGTAACAACAACAAAGGTTTTAAAACCTTACAGGTTGCAAAAAATTTCTTTAAAGAAATTGTTGAATCTTTATCAACTAGCGACAATAAAGAAAACGTTTTATATAATATCAAAGATAATAAAAATTTTTCTTTGGGTTATTATGATAAAGTGAATAGAGAATTTATAAATAGAGAATATAAAGTTGTACGAATTTAATGTTTAACCGCCTGTAGGGGTAACACCTTACAGGCATAAAAATAATTGATATATGGAACATAGTTATTTTAAAATCACTCTTAAACAGGCTACTACAGAAACGGTTTTTATGGTACGTTCTGACAAAGTAAGTGAATTCTTTAACAACAAAATCGACTACCTACAGGGGGACTGTTCAATAACTGTAAAGGGTCGTTTTCCTACACACAAAGACAGTAGAAAATGGTTTGTAATTTCAACTAAATAATAATGATATGAAAAGAATTAAGTATTTTAGTTTGTCTGAGTTCATCAACTCGGCAACTGCAAAACGTTTGGGCATTGATAATACCCCTACGTTTGAGGTAGTCGACAACTTAAACCGTTTAGCCGATTATTTGGATAAAATTCGTGAAAAGTTGGGTAAACCTATCTTAATTAATAGCGGTTTTCGTTGCCCGATGTTAAATAAAGCCGTTGGGGGTGTGGCTAATAGCCAACACTTAAAAGGTTTAGCCGCCGATGTTGTTTGTAGTGATATGAATACATTAGAAAAGGTTATAAGAGAAACAGGCGGTTTTGACCAATTTATTAAAGAACACCGCAAAGGTTCTACTTCTTTTTGGTTTCATGTTTCAGTTTGTAACCGTAACGGTAAACCAAGACAACAAGTTATAATGAATCTAGAAAAGAAATAAAAAAACAGGCGGTAACATATTTACCGCCTGTTTTATTTATAGATAAACACCGTTTGAAAGTTGTGAAACAATTTCATTAAATTCGTCAACTAGCATACTATTAGTTGTTGTTAAGTTAACGTTTTCAAACTGTGCAAACCCTGTAACGTCCCCAATACGTTTTTGCTCTGTTGTGTTATTTACAGGAACATTTAACGGGTCAAAGTACTTAACAGTAACATAAGGTTCTAAACCCATTAAAACCGTATTTAAATCGCTTAAATCCCCGATAGTACTTATCTCATCATTCGCCAACGTTTTATAAATAATTTCGCTGCTACAATTTGCCGTACCGTTATTAATAGTAATACTGTCACATGATAAATTATAGGCACAATAACCTGTAATTAAATCTATATCGTAACTTAAATTTAATTCTTTTCCGATAAAATCACTATCTACAGGCACAAAACCCACAAACGGTATGAAACATTGTATAGTAGCGTTAAAATCGTTTCCACTATCAGAGTTAACAGGTAATAGCACGTTTCCGAAATCTACGGGCACCTTAGAATTGTCAACACTATTTGTATTAATACTTGTATCAAAGTTAGCCAACTTTAAAGACGTTGGTGAAACATTCGGTACGTCCACGTAAACTTTGTGTAACCTGTTCACATATTCCCCAATATCATAATATTCATATTCATAATTTTCATTTAACTTTTTAGTGAAACGAATTTTTGAAAAATCATCTAAAGTCTTTGTGTTGACTAGATACACGTTAATACTACCATAACCTGTTATTTCTGTGTCGGGGGCTGTTCCACCTAACAGAGTAAAAGTTGAATCACTTACTTTTTCTTTGTCGTTTGGGAACGTAAAAGTTAACGTTGCAGTTTTACCGTTGTTACTCAGAACAAAAGTGTGTTCTTCTGCTCCACCTGTTAACGGTTCCCAATTAGCAACAGGCAAATTTTTCGCATCGAAATGAGTTTTACTATTTGCCGTTGCAATAACGTTAATAGTTTCGTTTTCGATGTAATAAGGTTTTAACCCTGTTACGTTGCACCCTGTCATATTATTAACAGTTGTGCAAACAAGACGGTAAGCACCCGACAAAGTAACCGTTGTGCCCTGTTTTACATCAGTTAATGATATATTTATAACGTTTCCCGAAAAATCGGGTACAACTGTTTTCGTTTCCCCGTTAACGTCCGTATACTCTACAGAAACACCCACAAACTTTGCAGAATCACTATTACCTGTAACAGTTATAGAAACGTTTGTACCGTCTATAGTGTGCGTTTCATCACAATTACCTGTAATATTATTTATTATCTCAGTTTCCTTTGCTACTGTTTCACCTGTGAAAATCCACCCTACATTTAAGTTATTTAAAGGTGTTGAAACATATTGTTGTGCTACTGTATTATTATGTGAATAATCGAAACCTCCATCTAAATCATTTTTTAATGTTCCCTCAACAAATTTAAAACCGTTATCGGCTTTTAATGTTATTCTAGTTATAGCGTTGTTTCTGTCATCACTATTTACACCTGTATACATCTGCTCCAACGTACTGTGTGGAACGTTATTGACCAAATTACCTAAAGTAAGTTGTTCCCCGTTGTAAGTTGTAGAATAACCGATAACAGAAACACTCATGCTTGCATAATTGTAATTTTTTACCGTTTTTATTATTGTTTCCGTGCTATCTTTTACAGTTTCAACAGTTACGGTTTTATTGTGGAAGTTACTGTCATTATCCACAAATTCAAGTGTAAACGGTTCACCGTTCCAAACGGTATTTGCATTTAGCGTAAAAGTACAAATAACGTCCCAACCCTTTGTTTTAAAATTAGCCGTTGCACCGTACAGGTTAAATTTTTTTATTGCTATACTCATAACTAATTACCTTTAATAGTTACCATTATAATGTTATCATTATCACTAAATAACCCTTTATTAGGAAAATCTAGCTTTTTGAGTTTAGGGCGCAAATCGTAAGCATTTGTACGGTTTGATGCATACCCGTTTACGGTTTCACCTTTTGTTAACGTTCCTGTAGAATCCAAGATTTTATCTTTGTAAGTCATTAAAACGTCTGTACGCAAATAAACCGTACATATATCACCGTCTTGTCGTATTTCAGAAACGAAATAGTAACGGTGTAAACTTTCGATATAAACGTAATTAAACGTTACTACGTTACGTGTACGGAAACGGATAACAGGTTCTAATATGTTTACAGTTGAATTTAATACACCTGTGTATTCTTCGTTTTCCTGTAGTGTCTTATTAACTCTGTTAGGTTCACCGTTATAATTATAAGTTTTTATCAGCATACCACAAAAATTTAAAAAGGGTGTGCCCCGTGCTATCAACTACAGGAAACACACCCTCAACAGTTAAACAACTAAAAATTAGGCAACAAAGAACACAACAAAGTTTTCGTTTGTGTCATTGAAATAGCCAGCGTCAAACTTGTAATAGTTGTTAAAGAATTCCGCTTTTGCGTTGTAGTTGGTTGTTACTCGCTTATCAAGGTTTGTTACGCCTAAAGCGTCACGGTCGAACATAACACCCAACACACCGCTTATAGAAACAGACGCTCCGCTTGCACTCTTTACGTCAATTTTTGACGTGTGCTCAAATGAATAGTCTTTACCTGTTGCTTGCCAACTTGCAACAGTCTCAGCCGTTGGCAACAATACGTTGTCGTTATGGTAAGTATCAGCATACAAATAGGTTTTGGCTGCTGCTGCGAAATCAGACAACAAAACGGTGTGCAAAATATCTTTTGGTGTAAAACGTTCTTTACCGCCAACGTTGAACAGGGTTGAAATTGTCTGCAAACGGTCTGAGTACAGTCCCATAATATAAGCAGCGAAACGGATAAAATCCGGGGTTGTTATCGCTGCTTTTGCAGTCAATTTTGCCCCTGTCTTATCGTTGTAAAGTTTCAACAGGTTAACGCACCGAACAGTACTTGCACTTGAATAGTCAACAGTTTCGTGTGTTGACTCTACGAAACCAAAAGCCTTCTTGTCTGCGTCCAACGTCTCAGCTATCATGTTGTTAATTGTGCGCATAATAAGAGCGTCCATTTTGATAGTCATTGATTTGTCAACGGCTGAGTAAATCATTGACAAGAAACCGTTCATTTGTTCCGCACTACTGAAACTTTCTTTTACCTGTCTTTCTGTGATAGATACAGGAACCTCAAAAGTTACCTTTGAGTTAAAGAATTTTGCGGTAACGGTCGGTTTGTGGAAAACGTCCTGTTTGTACTCTTTACCGTCCTGTAAGTTCCAGGTATCGTTTTCTTCTGCATCGGGCACATCAGCCGAAATCTTTTCCAATATAGAACCGAATTCCCATGCGTCCATAAGCACACTTGGAACTTTACCCGAATAAGGGCGGTTTACGAAAACCACTTTGCCGATATGGTTTACAAGTGATTTAACATAATTGTCAACTGCGTTTTGGTTGAACACTTCGTTACCCAAATCGACTAAACCTGTAAGGTCTTCGTTAACAAGTTCTGTATTACCCAAAACCTCACCCGATACGGTGTTAACTAAACTATAAATCTGTTTTACGTTCATTTTTATAAAAATTAAGTAATTAATAAATATCTACTGTTAACTCTTTTGCAAGTTCTGTGATTACTTGCGTTTTGAAATTAGTTTTGCGCAAACTCATTTCTTTTTGAATAATTTCACTAACAGGAACACCGCCCGACAAACTGTTCTTAACAACTGTTTTCGTAGCTGTTTCTTGTCGGTTCCCTGTAGAGTTTCTTTGTTGCTTTGTGTCATTTCCGAAATCTCCATTATTAAATGCTACACTTGAATTGACTGAGTTGTTATTCCCTGTTTCGTCCACGGTGTTATTTACCGTTTCACTTGTCTTTTCTGTTACAGGGCTTAACACTTCGTATTGTTTATTAAACACTTGAATCTGTTTTTGCCACTCATCAAATTTAACCGTAATAATACCTTTTACAATATCGTTTGCAGTTTCATTTGTGATAGCGTTAACTAGAGTTCGTTCCCCGTATTTGAAACGTAAATCAATATCAATTAGTTTCGGGTCGTCTTCCCCGAATATTGAATCGTACAAAACAGGAAACAGGGGTTTAAAGATTTTTTCAAATAACCCGTTTTCAGTTGTGAAAAGTTCATTAATTTTCATCTTTGTTTTCTTTTTCTTCTGTTTCTTCTGTTTCTTGCGTTTCTTCTGTTTCCGTTTCTGTTTCTTCTGTTTCTTGCGTTTCTTCTGTTTCTGTTTCTGTTTCTTCTGTTTCTTGCGTTTCTTCTGTTTCGTTTTCCGTTACAGGGTCAACGTCTTCTGTATCGGTGTGGTAGTGTCCGTCTTCTGTTGCTTGGAGCAACGACAAATAATTTTCGTGCTCGATTTTCCAACTTGACCCCAAAGTTACGGTTATTTCCGTACCGAACATTTCGTTAACACGTTTCACACCCTCAACACGTTCTGTTAACATCGAATCTACAAAAGGTAATAAAGCGTCTATATTCATTGAAACTTCTTGCGTGTTCAACCGTTCACGTTTCATGTTATAGTTAGCATTCAAACCCAAATCGTTAAACATGCTAGCTTTGTAGTACTGTAACAGTTCAATTAATTGCCCGATTTGTTGGTTTCCCTGTGTTGGCGGTGTTTGCAAGTTTACACCTTTGAAAAAGGCATTTTCACCTATTACTGAGAAATCACCGCTCAAAATCTTTTGCAAAAACAATTCTGCACTTTGTTTTGTCTTATCATCGCTAGCAGAAATTAACATCGTGATACGTGTTAAAATACTTGCCAAATTAAGCGTTATTGTTGCGTCTGTGTAAAGAACACCATATTTACCGATAATAGGCAAAAGTGAATCTGCAAACGGTGTATTGTTGATAACGACAATATCTGAATCAATTTTAAACGTTTTGTTCAAATTTAACCATGGGTTTGTAACCACGTAATCTTTGCCGTGATAATACGCATCACATTCACCTCCACGTGTACCCTGTAAAGCATACAGTTCCCCGTTAACTTTTGCAATTCCAACGTTACCCGATGTTTGTAGAATCTTTTCAAGTTCTACAGGGGGCATTGTTTCGGGTGTACCCGTGTACTCAAACATCTTCGAAGTCATACAAAGAACACGTTGCATAAATGTGAATAATGCAGAATCTTTGTCTTTTACTTCTGTTTGATACCTGTTATATAAGTTTTCTTTTTTCATTTACTTAATTAGAGTTTTAATTAAGGTACAAAGTTCTGTCAACACTTTTGTGTTACTTTGCACTGTTTCGTTTAACTTGTCGGTTTCGTTTTGATGTCTTTCGTTCTGTTTCTCCATGTAGAAGAAAAGTGCGACACACACCGCAACAGGAAAACCAACGTTACTTATTAATGATACTATTCCGTTTACGTCCATATAGCAAATTTTATCTTTGTTATTTAATGGTGCAAATATAGCACTTTTATTTGGTATCACAAAATAAAACGGGGGGAAAGTGTTTCACGTTAAACATTTTTTAACCCAGTTAACAGATATTAAGCAATAATGTTACTTCTTGCACTTGCCATTAAGTAATTTCGCACAATTTCACCAATTTCGTTATTCTGATAAAATACCTTATCGGTTGCGAAATATCTAGTAATCTGTGACTCTAGATAAGTCGCAGTACTCAATAACTTTCGTTTGTAGTTTGGTTTGCCGTTCATTTGCAAAGAATATATCAAACTTTTGTCTGTGTCCTTTATCGGGGTTGTCTTGTTGTGGATATAAATAAAGTTATTCACCCCGTTTTCTTTGTCCTCAATCTGTATCACGTTGCCCTGTAATGTCATTTCGTTAAACTGAATATAGAAGACAAACAACACATCGTTCGGTTTGTACTTTACAGGTAGGTGTGGATATACAGCGAGTTCCCATTTACCGCCCGTAATCATTTGCAAATTTTCATTGTCAAAACAGAAGTATTTGTTACTAGCTTTCTGTTTAACAATCGTGCTACAGTATTCTACTGCAACCGTTGCACCGTGTTCGCCGAATCTATAAATATCAATTGTTCCCTGTTCCATAACTCGCACCTGTTTTAAACCCATTTCTGTAAAGTACGGGCAAAACTGATTAACGGTGTTACCTAACATAAATACTTTAACATCGTTTCTCTGTCTGATAATTGTACTCAACAGGTTCATATATAACATAAACTCATCGGGTAAATAATAGCGTCTAGTCAAAAATTCATCGAATACAACTGTGGTTATATTCGGGTAACTGCTTGACTTTTCGTGTTCCTGTTCTGATAAACAGAAACCGAAACAGAACGGTGTGTTATCGGGTACACGTTTTTTGGTTTCAGGGTCATAAGACGAAAGAAACCATTTACCCGAAATGTAAAACACTTCGTTAAACTTACCGTCTGTAAGTTCCTGTATCACACCGTTTGCCACATGATTTGCAAATAAACTTTCGGCACGTTTTCCCCTTAAATCTTCTCGCCAACGTCTAATATATGCCATTTGTTTTCCTGTCTTAAGATATTCTTTGATACCGTACAACAGGGTGGCATAAGTTTTACCGTTTGAACGTTCACCAAATATAACGTTATAATCGGCATTCTTTGCCAAAATTCGTGAAAGACTGTAAAACTTTGGCGTTTCTACTTTTTCTTTTTTCTGTTTCATATTATTCTTTTTTTAATCTGATACCAATTAAATAATTTATATAAAGTACTGAAAGACTTAAAGTGTACCCCGTTGGTTCTAAGTGCACCCCTGTTACTGTGTCGTAACTTGAAATAACGCCTTTATAGTCTTTTATCGTACCTGTCTGTTCATAATCTATATATGTATGAATATTTTTACATGTTGCCGTTGGAGGTATGTCTAAGTAATTGGTAAAAGCGTCAAAGATACCTTTTTCCCCAAACGTTTCTAACATGTAGGGAATAGCAGTTTTTTTGTTAACACCCGAAACTGTCATACTGTAATTGTAATTTTTACCGTTAACAGTAAGGGCGTTTTCTTCTTCGACCAGGTACCTTTTAGCACCTAAAGTCTTAAAACGTCTGTATCGTCCTTCGTAATCCCAAACGCCAAGCGGTTTAGCTATTCCTTTTATTGTTACGGGTTCAACCTTTTCAAAGGGTATTTTATGAAACTTACAGGCTGCACGTAATTTCTGTTGCGCTAAATCATTATATAGCTTAAAATATTCTTTGTGTGCATCGCCGTTCATTATCTTAACGCTATCTGTATCACTATATATGTAATCGTCTCCACATTCTGAAATACCTGTAAACAGGTTTCTTCTTGCATAAGCGGTTACATAAATACCCCAAGGGTAAAAAAGAAATCTGTTTCTGCTTTCGTTGTATTTGCTTAACATTTCTAACTGTTTTTCGCCTGTTAGGTGTTCAACGTCCCAATTTTCACCGTTGCACAAAATTTCATCACGTAACGGGTTTGTAACGCACATACCGTAACAACTGTTTAGCATTTCTTTGCTATTCAAATACTCAACTTCTTTTCCCTTTACGCCCTTTAGTTTGGTTTTCATTTCATACAGGTGTAAAATTGATAACACAAACTCAGTCGGTAAATATTCTTTTCTGTAACAAATCATTTTGCCTATTCGTATTTGTTCCCAAGAATAAAACTGTGAAAAAACTTTAAAGTCTATTTCTGTTATAGTCATACAGATTTTACTAGCACAAACTAAACGCCCGTTATTCTCGGAAACATTTTCTTTAACGAAACACTTACTTACCGATATAGGGGTTTCGTTTTCTGATTTTGCGAAAATGTTTGTTATCTCAATATCAAATACGCAACAAAATTTACTAGTCATAAAATTAAACTGTTTCATAGATTTAACAGGAACGACAACACCCGTACTCATAGGAAATTTCTCCGATACCATAACGTACGGGTAACTACTTGTAAAATCGTAACTGTCTACGTTTTCCATTATTAAATCTGTATACTTTGCGTTTGCATGAGTAAAACCACCCGAGAAAGCACGTTGCAGCATTTCAAACTCTTCGATACCTGTTATATTTAAATCGTGTATTTTGTCGAAATACTTAAAGTTTGGTGTTGTCTTGCCTGTTTCTTCGTCTGTTTTCTTGAAACATACAGAACGGCAATATTTACGTACAAAACCTGTTTTTGTCAAAGGTAATTTTGTTATTCCCTTGTAACGTTCTATTAATTCCTGTACGTAACACATAACCACTTTTATATCGTTCAAACAATAACCAATTTCTTTTTGCGTCAACGGTGTTTTACTGTGTCGCAATAGACTATAGTCTAAATCCCCGACTAACTTTTCACACTTGTAAGTGTGTAACTGTTCGCCCAACTTTGCCAACGAATAACCCGAAAGTAAGTAACTGCATCGAAACTCTAAACCTGTTTTAGTTATTCCGTAAATCGGTTTGCGCAAATCTATAGAGAAAACTTTTTCCCAATCTAACAATTCACGGAAAAACTGAAATTCGTATGCTAAATTGTGAACGTATATAATAATACGTCTTTTTTGGTTTAAGTTTAACAAAATTACTATCTCAGATAACATTTGCAAAAACTCTTTCCAGGTTCGACCCATTATGCAATATCCGTTAATTCCAAATTGCCAAACATACATTAAAGAACACTTTTCCATTTTGGTTTCTTTACCGCCTAATTTTATATAGCGTTCATAACTGTAAGTTTCCCCGTACTCGTCCCTGTAAAAAGACGTTGTTTCAATATCGAAAGATACAGGAACGTTTAAGAACTTTTCGCCCTTATTGTTTCCTGTAAAATTTTTTTCGTTCACAGCCAAAGATAAAACCTTTGCAATTTCTTTTGGGGTGTAAACTTCTGCATGTAGTTCAAAGGGTATCTTTTTCATTATAAACCGAAATCTTTAAAAGAATCTAATATCTTTTGTACTGTTTCTTCGACTTTTTCGCCAACGTTATCAATACTATTTTGTAAGTTATCGGCTATTTTTACCGCATCACTTTCAATTTGGTCTGATACGTCCCGTGCGTCCTGTTCAAGTTCGCCTGTAAAGTCTTTATATTGCATAAGGTATTTTTCCAAAAATTTTTGGTCTGATACACTGGCAATCTTACCAATCAATTTTTCTTGCATCAAAGAAAACTCATCGTCTGAAAGTTTATAAGTTTTCTTTAAATGTTTTGCGTATTCATTCGTACCTGTAGCTGTTGATGTTGGTTGCTGCAAAAATGCAATAGCCTTTGAATATTCAATTTTTAAATTGTTCCATTCGTGTTTCATCGAAAATTTTGTATACCCTTTTACATCACCTTTATTTAAGGCAACTACAGCGGGTGAAACAACACCGTTTTTTTCTATATTCTGTATACGTCTGTTTGCCTGTTGAAACACTCTTGCAATTTCTTTTCGTAAACTGCTACTACTTTCAACTGCATTTATTATTTCTTTTTTGACGTGCGCTTTTTTCGTTGCCCTAAAGGTACGACCGCTAAAGCCTATTGGGTTTTTATTTGCCATAACTTTTTAGTTTAAATGAAACAAAAACAGGGATAACAATAAAACTACTGTTACCCCTGTAAAATTATCACCCTTTACCTACATTCGCTACTTGTCTACAAAGGTAATACCATAACACTTCTTTGCATGTGAATCGTATTCATAAATTGTGTAACCTACCTTGTTTTCCTTGATAGCCTCAACCGCATCACTATCTGCGAGAATATCTCGTATCGTGTCAGCTGTGAATTGTGGCAAGTTCACCAAACGTTTATTTTCTGCGTCAATTATTACAGGTGAATCACCCAACTGCGATTTGTGGACGTACAAACCATTGATAGGATGTACCACATCTGCGCCACCGTCATTTTTACTGTTGTAGATGTCTATCAACTTTACAAACGGAAAATCGGTTGTATCAATACCGAAACTTGTTTTGTTGAACTTACTTGCAAAACTAAAACCTTTAACCATAACTTAAATATTTAACGTTAAACTTGTTGTACCTGTGCACAGGTGTTACTTTACTTCTGTTACACCGTTGGCGGCTGCAAATTCGTTAAGCCACTTCTTAAAGCGGTTCAACTTAATAACCGCCTTATCATCTTTAGCTACTTCGTTGCTTGTCATAAGTGCGTTAACACTTGTAATACAGTTGAAAACTGTTTCATTAAAATTTTCGTTCATAATTACCTTAATTTTAAATTGTTAAACTTATTGTTTCTAAAACACGGTGCAAAGATACGTCAAATTTATGAATCCACAAAATTATTTTTGTTAAATAGTGTTAAAGAATTAATTTAATAGTTGTTAACACTTTGTTTCACATGAAACATCTTCTCTTACTGTTCCACGTGAAACATTTCTTTTATGAAAAAATTAACTGTGTTAACGGTGTGTTAAATGTGTTAAAGTGTGTTAACAATGACGGTAAATGTGGCACAACAAAAACCGTGCCAAAGTGTGTTAGCAAATGTTAAAACATAGTTGGAAAATGTTAAATATGCGTGCTTTGTGTACCTTTT